CTATTGGGCCTTGGTCTCAGGCTCCTCAGAGGCCTCTTGCGACCATTCTGCTACCCGTTTGGTGCCCGGCAGTGGCACGGAGGCCACTATCGATGCCTCCATGCCGGGCATCATGTGGCTGTAGATCTGCAGCGTCATGGTGGCTGAGGAGTGCCCGAGACGGTCCTGGATCAGCTTAAGCGGGGCCCCGGACTTGATGAGCATGGCGGCATGGGTGTGTCTTAGATCGTGAAAGCGCGCGTCGATTCCGAGCTCCTTCACCACGCGGCGCCAGGCCAGTCCCACGTATCCGGGCCGCATCGGCCCGCCGCCGGCGGAACGGAACACCAAGTCGTTGTCCGGCCAGTACTTGCCGATCTTCTTCGCGTGCTCCTTCTGGGCCTCCTGGTGGGCTTTGAGCTCTTCGATAACAGAGGGGTGCACGAGCACACTGCGCCGGCTGTGTGAGGTCTTGGGCGTATCTTTGATGACGGGCTTGCCGGCGACTTCGATGACCGACTGCACTACGGTGAGCGAGCAGGCCTTAAGATCCACGTCCTTCCAGCGCAGCCCCAGAACCTCACCACGGCGAAGCCCGGACGCCAAGGCCACCAGGGTAGGGAGATACGCAGGCAGCGGTCTGAGGGCCTCCAGAATCGCTCGCTGTTCCTCTTCGGTGAGAGCCCGGACCTCCTTGCGCTCCAGCCTTGGCATTACCACGCCGGTACAGGGGTTGCGTGTCAGGACACCCGCAACTACTGCTTGGTGACAAGCAGAGCGCAGCAGGTTCACGTGCTGACGGATGGTGGCCGCCGAGACCCGATCCTTCCAGTCGCTCACGGCCTGCTGTATCCCGACGGCGGTGAGCTTCGCAAGGAGCTGGTCGCCGAGTGTGGGCTTCAAGTGGCGCTCCACGATCCCTTTCGCCCGCTCGAGCTGCTTCTCGCCCAGCTTGTGGGGCGCGTAGTCAGCCATGTAGATGTCGAGCCACTCCGACACGGTGATCTTGGTCGGCTGCACGTACTCGCCCGCGTGGATGGTCCCGCGGAGCTTGCCCTCGGCGACCCGGGCTTCCTTCAACGTCTTGCAGGTCTTGAAGGCCTGGAGACGCTTACCGTTGGCGTCCCGGCCGACCTCGACGCGTACCTGGTACTTGTCACCGCGCTTGGTGATCATGGGTCAGGGAGATGGAGGCTGCCGTGGGGCATGGGCTAGTGCTGCCAATGCCACAGCTAGCGTCTCTGCCTCAGTCGCTAACCTGGTTGTCCGGTCGTCCCGCCTGGGCCAGACCGTCCCGCCACATCTGGAAGGGCCGCAGTGGATCCTCCCAATCTTGCCCAGCCTCGGGCACAAGCCAGTTCCACCATTGGCCGGCTTCGCTGGCTAGCGCTTGGGGCAAAGGTATTCTTACTTCAAGGACTAGAGCCATGCGGTGACTGTAGTCGAACCCTTCCTTCTGTGAACGAACCTGCATTGAGCATGCAACTCCGCTGGGGGAATAGCCAGCTGGTATTTCCGTCCAGGTGACGTCCATGAAGTCATTGAGCTCCAAACAAGCAAGTCTTCGTTCCGTGAGGAGGAGAATCTCGGCTGGAGGTTGGGGCGACGGGTCGTCTTTCGCTTCTGTCGGAGCGAGGGTGCGGTCAGCATACGCGAGCACTCTTTCGCCCGGAGGTAGCATCTGGTCCACGACATACAAGATGAACCTGCGGACGGAAGAGCGATCCCGCAGGTCCGTTGCACAGTAGTCGTTGAGAAGCTTCTGAAGTTCTTGGTTCCGCTCTTGGCTATTCTCTTGGTGCTGCTCTTCTCCTGTCATCATATCTCTCTCCCGGCGTCTTCGGGCGGGGCCAGCGCCATCTGCTCGTGCTGTTGTTTGTCGGCTTTCCCCGCCCGCTTGAACGTCACGTTAAGGTGCTTGGACGGGTAGTCGATCCCCTTCCCCTCAAGCAGCTCCCCGACGGTGAGCAGCTGCAGCCGTGGGTGCTTGGTGCCCCAGCCGGGTGACGTGTAGAAGCCGGCTGAGGCGGCCTCGGTCCTCATGGGCTTGGTAGGCTCTTGCATGGTGATCAAGACGCCGATCTCCGCCTTCTCCCGGTCGAGCACACCCCGCAGGTCGCGCACGTGGGCTACGTTGGTGTGGCCGGCCTTCACCGAGAGGATCACCTGCTTGGTCTTGCCCTTGGCTTCGTCGTGGAAGTAGAGGCGGCCGTCGATGCCCTTGTCGGCTCCCTTCTTCTGCTCCACCGGCCGAGCGCCCACCAGACCAAGCGCCCACCACTGGAACTGGTAGGGGTCGCTGTCTGCAAGCACCTGGGCGTCCTGCACGCTCACCGGCTCGCCGATGACTTGGGGCATGCTCTCTTCGCCGAACATGTCCCGGAGGCGGCTCTTGATGAGGGTGATGGCCAAGTGAGTGACGTCGATGCCGATCCAGTTGCGCTTGAGCTTCTCGGCTGCCGCGATGGTCGTGCCGCAGCCGCAGAACGGGTCGAGCACGAGATCGCCCTCGTTGCTTGAGGCTTGGAGGATGCGCTCCAAGAGAGCCACGGGCTTCTGGGTGGGGTAGCCGAGGCGCTCCTTGGCCTGCGAGGAAATGGGAGGAATATCGTGCCATGAATCGCCCAGCGCAACGCCTTGGACTTCGTCGAGGTAACGCTTGTAGCGAGGCACGGCTCCCGGCCTGGTCTGGACAATTCGCCCTTGCAAGAGAAGCTGCTGCATCTTCTCTTGGCCGTAAACCCAGTAGCGAGTTACACCCATCAGCTCGTACTGTGGATGGCCTCGTGTCCCCGAGCCCGGAGCAGTCAGTTTGTCTAGCGTGTAGGCTCGACCGTCTGGGTCACTGTACTTGTAGAAAGCAGCGATGTATTCATCCGAATACGGAACAAACGGCTGATTGAAGGTGCCACCAAACCGAATGTCTCGGTGGTAGTGAAGCAGAACATCTCTAATTCTCGGCCAATTGAGGGCGCCCTGTCGGTAGTCGCTCTTGGTCGTCGTTCGCTTCCAGCTGATCTCGTTGGTGTAGTTCTGAACCCCGAACACCGCATCCATAACCACCTTCAGGTAGTGGCTGGCCGTCGGGTCGCAGTGCAGATAGATACTCCCCGTCTGCTTCAGCACCCGCCGCAGCTCCACCAGCCGCGGGGCCATCATGGCGAGATACGCCATCATGTTCGACTCACCGAGCAGCGTGCGAAAGGCCTGCAGCGCCCGGGAGACCTGCCCGCCCTGCTCGACTGTCTCCTCATACTCCCGAGCCGCCTCCTGGTCCCAGCGCCACGTGTCCTCGAAGGCCTTGATCTGTGAGGCGGCCTTGGAGCCGTCCTGCTCGGCGAAGAGCACGTTGTAGGTGGCGTTCGAGTTGAAGGGCGGATCGAGGTACACCAAGTCGACCGTCTCGTCCTTGATGTACCGCCGCAGGATGTCGAGGTTATCGCCGTAGTAGAGGGTGTTGGGGGAGGTCAACTGCTCTGCCTCCTCGCTTGCGCAATCCGCGCGAGAATCGCCACCAGACACCCCGCCGCGATCAGCCCGATACCGAGCAGTGTGTCGGCGAACCTCATTATCATACCCATCTCCGTCTCGGTGCCTGTCACCCCCGCAAAGAGAAAGACCAGCCCGCCGACTCCGAGCAAGACGGCAAGAATCACGAGCGCGAATGTGGATCCGCCCCTGGACTTGGTGACGGCATTGCCCGAGGATTTCGCGGCGTGTAGTGAATCCGTAGCAGGGTTCGCTGGCCCAATGTCCGACGCTTTTCTGCCGCCTGAGCACTGAGGGCACTCCCGCCCTTCGATCACGAGTGCACCACAGCGCGGACATTTCATCATGCGTACGTTCGCAGATTCCATCCCCAACCTCCCGACCGGAGCCATCTTCCCTACCCCCACCATCATCCCATTATCCAAGGACGTCCACTGTAGGTAAAGAAGTTTCACAGCTCATGGCGTTCCGTCCTTGTGGCGCGCTATCATGTACGAACGTTTGTTCGCTTGTTCGGCTGGCCGGGCCGGGCATGTTTGTGGGGGAGTGAAGCATGAGGTCTTTGGTGTGTTCGGTGTTGGTGAGGGTGGCGATTGTGGTGCTGCGTGTGGCGGCGGGTACCGCCGCTCGGTCCGACAGGCGCGTGCTGGAGCACATCACTCCGATACTACGTCGGCTCGCATGAGCCGCCGCCCCCCGCATGGCGCACCTCATCCGCGTGGATGATGAGATCCTCGTCCACGTGGGCTCCCATATGGGCCAGGACGACCTGCACACCTTCTCTCCTGGCAAACTTCATCGCGGGGACAAAGTCACTATCTCCGGTACATAGAATCAGCCGATCAACAATGCGTTTGCTGGCAAGCCAGGCTACATCCAGGCCGATTTTCATGTCTACGCGCTTCTGCTCGAAGTGAGGGGTGAGGTCATCCGCACACAGCGCACGTTGGCTTCCCACAAGCTCATCGGTAGCTCGCCTGGATAGCCTCCATCCCCGAAACTTGAGCTTTCCGGCGCGAAAGGCAACGTGATCCTTCAGTGAGAGATCGCGCAGCATTCGGCTGTTTTCCGCATGGACGCGAGTGTCCTTGAAGTTGAACGTCTTGGAGGAGATGGGATGCGTTCTCTTCCCCTCAAAGGGTGGCGAGTCGTAGTAATAGATGCGAAAGAGCTCTTCGCCTTCCACAAGAAGGCCACAGGCGAAGTCGTACACCTTGTCAGCCTCTACCGACTGCAGCTTCTTCCGAAGAAACCCGCCATCAATAAGGACAGCCACTCTCTTCATTAATCCCCCACGAAAAGACGCCCCCCTCCCCTGGATATGGTGGGGAAGGGGGCTGGATTAACGGTCGCACGAAGCGACATATGCAACTGTATGGAAAGCGTACACCAAGGCTCTACAAGATGCAACATGCCTGTTGCTGTACCCCTCATCGCTTGCCCCGCTTCTTCGCCGGCGCCTTCTCGCGGTCGAGCAGACTCATGAGCAGACCGTAGCATTCATCGGCGATCTCCGGGTTCTCCTTCATGGCCACCTCGACCCGCCAGATGCGGTACTCGAGGAAGTAGTCAGGGGCGACGCCCAAGGCCGCAGCCACGGCTTCTATGAAGTCGGAACTTCTGGTGCGTTCGCCGATGCTCATGCGGCGAACGTGTTCGTAGCTCCATCCCGGAATACGTTCTGCCAGCCACTTGATGCTGGGTGCCTGAAGTGGGCCGGTCTTCTGCCGGTCCCGAAGTAGCGTATCGAGGTCCTCTTCGAAAGAACGATGGCCGCATTCCATGACGGCCTGAGCATACACCAGGTCTGGTGCAAGCAAGCGTTCCGTCGGCCACAGGTACATGGCCAATTATGGTTGACACCACACCAAGATGGGTGTACTGTGGCCACATCAGGCAAGCAGGAGGTATGCAGTGGCCATCATCCACATCCGAGTTTCGCAGCATCTCAAGGACCGCGTCGACCGCATCCGAGCAGAGGAGAAGCGGAGCCTTCGCGCGGTGGTGGAGATCGCCCTAGAGCACTACTGCCGAGATGCAGAGAGCCGCAAGGATCCCCGCCATGAAGCAGCCTGAGTCAGAGCCGGCACTCGTCACCGCTGAGGAAGCCGCCTCCCGTTTAGGCGTCAGCCGCCGCGCCATCTACGAGATGGTCAGGCAGGGGAGGCTGCCCAAGATCGAGTTCGGCACCTCGCGCATCTACATTCCCAGGGCGCAGTTCGAGCGGCTGCTCGAGGACATGGGGGCATGTGAGCCCGAGCCCGAGCCGATCGACGCCGCCGCCGTGCGGGAGAAGCTGATCGAGCTTCGGCGTGAGCTCGACGGCCTCTTGGATCTCGTGTCGTGAGACGAAGCAAGCGACACGTCTCCGCCAGACTCCGCGCCTGCGTGAAGGCGCTGAAGGAGCTCGGCACGGTGAAGATCCCCGACGGCGCCCGCGACCGCACTTGGGCGCGCGTGGGGGCGGGACTGTGACATCTCATCCACAAGGCGCGAGTGTGGATTCCGATAACCGCGCCCATAGCGGGAGCCTGCATGGTCCTGCTCCTCTCTCTGCGGAGGGGGCGCAACCCCCGGCCCCCTCCGGCCCACTCACCGACCTTGCCCGGGCGCTGCCTCGCGGCCGGACTCAGGCGACCAGCATCTCCGAACTCGCGGCCACGACCGGCCTGAGCGAGCGTGAGGTCCGGGCCGGCTTGAGCGAGCTCCTCACCGATCACCGGGTGCCCGTGGTGACGCTGCCCACCAGGCGCGGCGTGTACCTGGCTGAGACCCCCGAAGACATCGACCAGGCCGACGCCCACATTCGGAGCAAGGCCATGAGCCTGCTTCGCCGCCGCCGGGCGCTCAGGCTATGCCGGGAGACGCTCGCCTACCGGCCAACCCTCTTCGAGATTTAGGAGGCCCCGTGGAACTCATCGCCGTCTACGGCCTTTCGATTCTGCTCTTCGCCGCAGCCCTGTTCATCACCGCCCTCTACACCGAGGCCCGCAAGTGGGGAAGGAGGCACCAATGAAGTGGCGACTGACCAAGCCCACCGGCGAGTGGAACGCTCCCGACTGGGTGGTAGGGCTGATCATCCTGGCGCTCTGTGTGCTGGCCTGCTGGGAGTGGTGGTAGACGGTGGCAACCCTCGACTTGAGTGGGAGGAGGTGATGACCATGAGACCAACGGCCCCCATGTCCCGCGCCATCGAGCTTGGGCTAGACAACATGGCGCTCGTCTTTGACGCAGAGGAGGCGTCGAGGAGTGCCATCCAGGCTGTTCGGCGGGCGCGGCGCGTAGTGGGGCTGGATGGGAACCCCGATCTACAGCTTGCGGAGACGGCGCTTGAGATGACCGTGCTGGCGCATACGCGACACGAGCTGGTCGGGCGGGAGCTCAACGAGATGATCGAGCTCCTCAGACGGCGAGAGGCCGCTTCGCAGAGCGACCCCTCGAGCAAACAGCAGGCTCAATTGCATTGTATAGGAGGCACCGCATGAGCACAACTGACACAAGGCCCTGGGGTGTTCTCGGGATAACCGATGACCCCCGCCCGCCCATCGTCTGTAAGGCCAAGATCGGCGAGAAGGGCGATCGCGGCCAGCCCAGGCGCTTGGACTTCATAGTGTTCGTCGAACCCCAGACCGGCCGAAGAATCTCCGAGTTCCAGGAAGTCTTCGGTGAGCGCCCCACCGAGTTCAAGGCGTTGCTGGCGGGTGACCGCCTGGAAGACAACATCGACGTCTCCTGGAAGAGGTACGGCAAGCTAGGACTGAAATGCCGAGGCAACGGCATGCGCGGCGTCGATCGCGAGACCGGCGAAGAGCGCGAGTGCGCCGGCCCCTACAACTTCGCCGACCAAGCCAAGCACCACTGTCCCTTCGCCCGGCCCACGCAGAAGGGCGACAAGGTGAGCTCGCCGGAGTGCAAACCCGTGCTTTCCATGCGCCTGGTGGTGCCCCAGATCCCCGGGCTCGGAGTAGTCCAGATCGACACCGGCGGAGTGGCCTCCAGCATCCAGACTCTCGTCTGGCAGCTTCGCATGATCGAGCGCCAGACCCAAGGCCACATGGCGGGCATCGCCGTGTCCATGAGCATCCGGGCCTTCCCGGACAAGTTCGGCAACGCCGCCTACTCCTGGCAAATCACCCCGGTGCGCTCAGACGAAGCCGAAGAGCTCCGTGGGAACGTGGAGTGCTTGACCCGTATCGAGGGCCAGATCCCCAAGGAGCTCCCCCAGATTGCCGAGCAGGTGGATCCAGACGTCTACGGCCTGCCGGCGCCCTCAGATGAGGGCGAGGAGGCTGGGGCTGTAGGAGAGCGCGTCACGCCGATGGTGTGGATGGCCAAGGTGGCCACGGCCGAGGGGGTCCTCTTCGGCGCGCTCGACTCAGCCGGCGTGCCACAGGCCAAGATCGACAGCTACAAGCGCAAGGTGAAGAAGGCCCGCGACCACGCGGCCGACAACGACCTGTGGGCCGAGTACATCGACTGGCTCACCTCCGAGACTGAGCGCCTGGAGGCATACGCAGAGGAGGGCGCGGGCCAAGGGGCGCTGGTGTAGGTGGCGACCGATGGTCCCAACCCATCCGGACTGTGCCTTTGTGGGTGCGGGCAGAAGGTGGCGCTTGCCTCTAAGACCAGCAAACGCAATGGCTGGGTGCGTGGCAAGCCCGTGAAGTACCTCGTGGGGCATCAACACAGGAAGTCTCCACACGAGTACATCATCGACACGAGCACAGGCTGCTGGGAGTGGCAACTCACGGTCAACAACAAGGGCTACGGGGTGACGGCAGTCGACGGTAAGCGCGTCTATGCTCATCGCGCATACTACGAACGGTCACATGGGCCGATTTCTCCCGGACTGGAGCTAGATCACCTGTGCCGAAACCCGAGATGCGTGAACCCTAGACACCTGGAACCTGTTACCCGCGCCGAGAACCAGCGTCGCGGCATCAGGCCAAAGCTAACAACCACGATCGTCGCATCCATCAAGCGTCAGCTCGCGTCTGGAGTCCACCACCGCCAAATCGCCCAGCTATACGCTGTGGATGAGTCAACCATCCGCGCGATAAGGGATGGGAGAACCTGGAAGGACGTGGCGGCATGAGCACCATCGTCGAAGCCCGACCCGCCACCCGCATCCGTCAGAGCTACCTGACCTTTCTCCTCGACCACTGCCCATCGGGCGCGCGGGCTCTTGCCATGCAGCACCGCGACGGCCCCTCCTATGTAGGCGCCACACGAGGACTCGCTATCCACGAGTTCTTCTCCCGCTACAACGAGCACCTGTTCGCCGTGGGCCGCCAGACCGACTGGGAGGCTGCCGAGGCGCTCGCCCGTGAGGTGCTCGCCCGCTACCCGGAACTCCCCTTCGCAGAACGCGAAGACGCACGGGCACAGATGGCAAACATCGCCCAGGGCTATGTGTTTGAGCCCTCCACCTTCTACGGCTCCGAGGAGTCCCTGGAGACCACGCTGAACTTGGAGGACGGTCGGGAGGTGACCATCACGGGGCGCCTGGACCTCCTGCTCGTCAACAACAGCGAAGCCGAGGCGACCGTCCGCGACGTCAAAGGGAATCACCGCCTGCCGCCCGACAGCGAGATCCAAGAGAACAATCAGTTGCGCACCTACGCCATGCTGGTGCTCGACAACCTCCCCCACATCGACCGAGTGAAGGGCGAGCTCTACTTCACCCGCTACGGGAAGCTCCTGCCTCAACGGACCGAGGCGCTGTGGGATCGCGAGGACATCGAGACGTTCAAGGCGTACCTCCGGCCCGTGCTTCGGAACTTCCTGGATGCCAAGACTCACGAGGCCACCCCCTCAACCCAATGCCAGTATTGTCCGCGCCGGCGTCCGGGGGACTGCACGCTTTGGCGAAGCTACTACGGCACCACCCCTGCTCCTCCCTTGACCAGAAAGCAGGCGCTGAAGCTCGCCCGCCAGGTGGTCACCTTGGAGCAAGCCCGTGACGAGCGGCTCTCGCTGCTCAAGGACTACGTGAACGAACACGGCCCCCTTAGGCTGGGCTCCGGGAACAAGGCAGAGACCTTCGGCTTCCACGCCACCGAGTCAGAGGAGTTCGACGCGGGTGAGTTCCTCGGGGTCCTCCGGGATCCCGAGCTTGTCTCACTCGTGGGTGAGCAGCCGGTGGGGAAGCTCTTCTCGGTGAACAAGCGCAGCCGCACCTTCCGGCAGATCCGCCACCACCGTGATCTCGAGCATCTCTTCGACGAGATCTCCCACAGCAAGGTGAGTACCCGCTTTGCACACAAGGCGGTGAGCGATGAGTGACCAGTCGGAGATGGGGCCACGAGTTCTCACTGTGGTGATACGGGACATCAGCCCCTTCGTCTTCTTGGGCGACTCAGTAACCCACAGAACGGTGCGCATCGAGCTGACACCGGAGCAGAGGGAGAGGATTCAACTTCGGTGGTGTGGCACGGACCGCGGCTCGGATGTCTACGAGGCTGTGTCCTCATGCTTTTTCGAGGAGGCCACCGATGAGGACTGAGTGCCCCGGCCCCGTCCGCGATCGAGACGACGGCGCCCTCTACTGCCGCCGGGATTACCGGCGAGACATCGACTACCGGGAGTGCCCCGACTGCGCAGGCGAAGGCTGCGAGTACTGCGGCATGAGCGGCTGGATCGACCCTTGCGAGGAGTGCCGGGCGCAGGTCGATGAGTTCGCCATTGACTACGCGATGGAGGCGATATGACTGACTACGCCCACGACTACCGCCCCTGCAAGGGCGACGCCTTCCAGAAGGCCGGCCCCCGGCTCCGTCGCCTTGACTGCGACAACTGCGCCCGCTTCGAGCAGCGAGGCGGCAAGTGCCTTGGGCGCCGTGGCTTCAGGTGGGCAGAAGCCGCCGGTATCAGGCTGGAGGAGCGGCCATGACCCGGCGCGAGAAGGCCTACGCTACCACCCAGGTGGCGGTCTCGAAGACCCAGGAAGACATCCGTAAGCTCCTGGTACGCCACAGTGCCCGAGGCATGCAGCTCACAGAGGTGTTCGAGCCGCCCTCCCTGTGCCTGCGCTTCCAGGTCCTAATCGGAGACGACAGGCAGGTGCTTGCCATGGTCAACATGGAGGTTCCCACCGGTGCGGACGAGGCCCGAAGTGAGCGCGAGGCAGACCAGTATCGCAGGCAAGCCGCCCGTGCGCTCTTCTACTACCTGAAGAGTCAGCTTGAGGCCATCGATTTCGGCCTGGTTCGTTTCGAGGAAGCCTTCTTGGCCCACTTCGAAATCCCGACCGAGACGGGCGTCACCACAATCGGCCAGCGCATAGTACCCGAGTTCGTGGCCGCTTCAGCCCAGGCTGTGCCGAAGCTACTGCCGAGGGGTGAGGCATGACCGCCCACCTCCAAGCCCTTACCCCGGCCCAGCACCACTTCATCGGTGAGCTCTACGCCACCCGGGGCCAGAAGGTGCTGCGCGAGACGCACGACCAGGAGGCGGCCCACACCGAGGCCGCCTCCCTGTGCGCCTGGTTCGTTCGGGCCTGGGCGGACGGGACGCTCGATCGGCACGTGATCCGAACCCCCCTTACGCTGCCCGTGCCGCCCGCCCCACGGCCCGATAGCCAGGGCGAGCAGATGCGACTGGAGGCGGCATGAGGGCCGCCCAGCCTCAACCCCAGATTGAGAGTCGGCCGCGCTGCCCACACGCGGCCGCCTTCTTAATCGTTCAGGGACCTGTTGGTTCTGTGGACGGCAAGCCAAATCCGACAAGGAGACCCCCATGGACACCGTGACGACCCTGCCGCCCAGGAAACCTCAAGCTGTGCTGGAGCCTCCGAAAGAAGATCGCAGACAGAAGAGGAAGGGCGTCTACCCCGTGCCTTCCCCGGAGGCCTTCGAACGTGACGACGGCAGCAAGGCCGACTTCTTGGAGGCGCGCGACCTCCACCGGCTGGCCGAGGAGCTCATTGACCGCCATCCGGTGCAGTTCGGGCACCTGCGTTCGCTGGGCTTTCGCACCCTGTGGAAGAGAGCGGGAGGCGCAAGCCGGGGAAAGCGCACTCTGGGCCGCTGCTGCCGAGCCTCTGGCCTTCTCGGCTACTTCCTGGGAGAGACCGCCTTTGTCATCTGGCTGGCGGCGGATCACCTCCACGGGCTTTCTCCGGCACGGGTGCAGGTGGAGGCCCTCCTCTTCCACGAACTCCTTCACGCCGGCATCGCTCCCTCGGGCGTCCCGACCATCTGGCAACACGACTTCGAGGGCTTTCTCACGGAGCTTGATGTCTACGGCCGCTGGAACCGTGACCTCAAAGACGCAGCCACCCACTTCGAGCAGGCGAGCCTCTTTGAGGAAGGTGCGGTATGAGCGCGATATCCATCCTCGGCGTCGACCCCGGCGTGACCACCGGCTTGGCTCTCCTTGTGTGGGATCCGGGCACAGCCTGGCAGTGCCTCCGTCGCTGGGAGATACGGCCAGACGAAGAGAACCGCGGCCGCCAGCTTCTGGCGCTCGAGGAGGAGCTTCGAGGAGCCCTGCAGGCAGCACAAGCACACGGAGAGGCGACCATCGCCATGGAGGAGATGCTCTCCTTCCGCACCCACTCGGCAGACGAGAAGGTGGAGGCGCAGGCGGTGGTGAAGCTGCTCGCGGCGAGGCTCGGGATCGAGCTTCACACTCACGCGCCGGCCACCATCCGCTCGGTGGTCTGCCAGCAGGGCCGGGCAGACGACTCAACCATCAGAAACACCGTCCGCTTCCTGCTTCGGCTGCCCAAGCGGGCGCGCCCGGGGCAGGCCCTCTCTCCCCATCAGATCGACGCCGTGTGCGTGGCGCTCTGTGAGCTTGTGGTGGGCCAAGGGATGACGGTGCTCGGACAGTGCGAGGAGGTGGCGGCATGAGCCGGTGCTCAACCTGTGGCGCCGAGATCCGCTGGGTACGGATGGCCAAGACGGGCAAGCCCATGCCGCTCGACGCCAAGCCCGAGAAGCGGGTGATCGTGGTGGGGAGAGACGAGGCCGGGGAGGAGCTTGCGGCCCTGGTGGACACCTTCACGAGCCACTTCGTGACGTGTCCGGAGGCGCGGGAACACAGGAGGCGGAGACTTGAGTGACTGCAAAGAATCCCAAGATGTTGACGGCCTGGAGCTATACGCCAGGGCCACGTTGACAGGCAAGGTCGTATGCACCTGGGAAATCGATCGGGCTTGGATCCAGAGCATGGTTATTGATGGGATCGAGCTCTTTGACCTCGGTCCCATATTCGATGGTAGGCGGGTCCGCCTGACCATCGAGACCATTGAGGAGGACTGATGGCACGGGGACTCCCCTGGGTGCGGGTCTCCACCGAGATCGCCATGGACGGTGAGATCGAGCTCGTCTCCGATGCGGCCTTCCGCACCTACATCGAGATCATCTCCCTGTCCGGCCTGTACCTACTGGACGGCAGAGTGCCGATGCGGATCGTGCACAAGCAGTGCAATACCGCTGACGTTGACCGAGCCATCCAGGAACTCATGGACGCTGGCTACATCGAGATCGTCGGGGATGAGGTCGTCATCCCCAAGTATGAGAGGTGGCAAGAGACCGCCAAACGAGTGAATGAGAAGCGGAGGCGCACAGCGGAACGCGTGCGGAAACACCGTACGGATGAGGAGAGTAACGCCGTTACCGACAGCGTTACCGACAGCGTTACGGGTGCCGCTACGGACGCGAAACGTACGCCGTTACCCTTAGTACAGAGTACAGAGTACAGAGAAGAGAGTACAGAGAAGAGAGTACAGACTACGGAAGAAGAACTCTCGTCCGCTAGCGCGGCCGGCGAGCCTGACATCTCCGGCTTCGTTGACGACTTTCACCGGCTCTGTCCGTCGCTACCCGCAGTGCGCAAGTTCGAGAAGCCTCGGCAGAAGCGGGCCCTGCGACTGGTCAAGGAGCTGGGCTACCAAGGGGTGCTGGCCTTCTTCGGGCGCGTCGAAGCCTCGGATTTCCTCACCGGCCGAGCCGGCAAGTGGAAGGCGGACTTCGACTGGATCCTCAAGCCCGAGCACGTCAACCGCATCCTGGAGGGGAGCTACGACAACCGGGGATCGCCTACCAAGTCCCAAACCAACGTCGCTCGCGCCCTGGCCATCGTGGAGAGTTGCGAAACGGATGAGGAGGTGGCACGTGTCTCCGGCTGAGACGGCAAGGCTTCTGGCGGTGGTGGCCGCCGCCTATCCGAGCTTCGAGGTGGACGAGATCCGGCACCGGGTGTGGACGGAGACGCTCGGCGATCTTGACTACGAGCTCGCCTCCCTGGCAGTGCGAAGGCACATCGCCTCGTCCAAGTGGCCACCCGCAGTGGCTGAGATCCGCGAGCACGCCTTCGCCCTGAGCAGCCCGGATCACCTGAGCGGAGCCGAAGCCTGGGGCGAACTCATGGGGGCAGTACGCCGCTTCGGCTACTACGCCGAAGTCGAAGGTCTGGCGAGCCTGAGCCCCGAGACCAGGCAGGTGGCCGAGCTGATCGGCTGGCGGGACATCAACCTCTGCGAGGAGGTGGACGTGCTTCGGGGCCAGTTCCTGCGCATGTACCAGCAGGTGGAGCAGCGAGCCCAGCGGGAGGCGTTCCTGCCGGCCGGCCTGCGATCCGGTGCCCTTGAGAGCGGAGAGAGCCACGAGGTGGGCCACCTGGCTGCAGTCAGGCAGCTGGCCTCAGGCATCGGAAAGGTCATGCCGTGAATGGGGCGCCGAGCCGCGACCTCTTCGCCGTCGACCCGGAGCTCGAAGAAGCCTTGGAGGCCTGCCGGCGGCGGGTGAAGCGCTTGGGAGGAGGCCGCGTCTTTGTTGAGCTTCACGTCCTCGCCGGCCGTGTGATCGAGTACCGCCTGAGCCAGTCGAGCGAGACCGAGCGCGACATCGAGCGCTTGATGGCCGAGCGCAAGGCGGTGAACCTGTGAGGCGGCCGGGGGGTGACCGGCTGAGATTCCCCTGCGTTCTGCCGATTCCGCCCCATTGTCGCGCGCATTGGGAGCGGCCATGAGGAGGGACCGCCGCTCCATCGAGTGGGACTTCGGGAAGGGGTGCCTGCGCCTCGAGCGGGACGGATCGGAGTGCACCATCCAGATCACCCCACCGGGCCGCCGGCCGGCCCGCTTCGTCTTGGGCCCATGGCTTTCGTGCCGGGTGGCGGCCTTCCTTCTCGCTTCCTGCGACGAGGGGGACGGGTACGTGCCGCTGCTTCGGCTCGTGGACGGGGAAACGGCAAGCGAGGAGGACCCCGATGGCCCAGACGCTGCGTGAGAAGGCGGAGGCGATCGCCACGCTTCTGCCGCTGCTCCATGCCTACCACTGCCTGATCGACCAGGTGCGTTCCTCCATCGACTACCCGCGGGAGCCAGACGGTGAACCTCCCCGCCGCCCGGGCGAGAGCTCCGATCAGTCGTGGCTTGAGATGGAGCGCCACCTGCGTCGGCGCTATCGCCTGGAGGCTGTGCAGCGTTCGCTCCTTCGCCTCGCCGACGTCCGGCCCTTCATGGCGGCCGCCGTGTACTTCGAACACGTGGAACCGTGGCCGGAATGGAACCCCGCGAGCCGCCCTCGCTATGCCCGGGCCGGCCTGCGCTTCATGGCGGCCGAGATCCCGGGCGAGGTGAGACCGTTTGCGCCCCTGCTCGAGTCCGCGGCCAGAAGCGAGGAGGACAGCCGACGGGAGCGCGACCTGGAGATCCGCCGCCTGGCTGCCCATGGCCACCGTCCACAGGTGCTCGCACGCATCTACGGATTGAGCCCGCGCCACATCCGTCGGATTTGTCGTGCCGCATGAGTCCGCCCTGGGCGACTTGACAAACGCTACAGGCGGACATACACTGTTCGAGGATGCTAGAGTGCTAGAGGTATATCCGCCCGCCGCGAGGCGGTTTTTTGTAGGGTCAGAGAGCTCGGGAAGTTGGCCCACTTCCCCACCCCCGCGAAGCCCCGAAGGAGCGATCTTCCGGGGCTTCGTGCGTTCTTGGGGCGCCGGCTGGAAGCGGGTGTATCCCGTCTTTCGAATGCTGATAAGACAACATCAAAACTTTTGTGGTCGAAATATCGCGACGTGCCTGTTAATCTCGCCCCTTCGGGGAACGAAGGAGTTCCCCATCCTTGGTTGCCCCAGAGGCGATGCACCCCCTTCTGTACCCCCTGCCTCTGGGGCTGCCCGCAATCCGGGCTGCTTACAGGCAGGCGAACCTTCCCCAAGGAGCCCCCGTGATCCACGCCACCCTGGATACGCTCACCGTACCCATCGACTCGGTGAAGCCCCACCCCCGCAACCCCCGCCGTGGAAACGTGGAGGCCATCATCGAGAGCCTCGCCCGAAACGGCCAGTACCGCCCCATCGTGGTCAACCGCCGGGACTGCTGCATCCTGGGCGGAAACCACACGTGGCAGGCGGCTAAAGCACTCGGTTGGGAGCACATCGCCGCCACCTGGGTGGACGTGGACGAGGAGACCGCAGCCCGCATCCTCGTGGTGGACAACCGCACCAACGACCTGGCCGGCTGGGACGACGAGGGCCTCTTGGCCGTGCTCGAGGAGCTCGTCGATCTGGAAGGGACAGGCTACGACGAACGGGCACTGGCTGAGCTCGCCGCCCAGATCGAGCACCTCAAACTTCCCGAAGGCGCCCCTGATCCGGACGAAGTGCCCGCTCTCCCGGCCGAGCCGATCACCAAGGCAGGTGACCTCTGGCTTCTGGGAGAGCACCGCCTGCTCTGCGGAGACGCCACCGTCATAGGCGACGTCGAGCGCCTCATGGCAGAAGAGCAGGCCGTTCTCATCTTCACCGACCCGCCCTACAACGTCGACTACGAAGGCGGCACCGGCTTAACCATCCAAAACGACGCCTGGAAGGACTCGGCCGACTTCCGCGCCTTCCTGCAAGAGGCCTTCACCAACATGTACGTAACGGCCCGCCCCGGCGCGCCCATCTACGTATGCCACGCCGACAGGGAGGGCCTGGCCTTCCGGGAGGCCTTCACGGCCGCCGGCTTCTACCACGCGCAAACCTTGGTGTGGGCCAAGCAGGCGCTGGTTCTCGGCCGCCAGGACTTCCACTCCCGGCACGAGCTCATCCTCTACGGCTGGAAGCGGGGTACCGCTCACTCCTTCTACGGCCGGCGCAACCAGAACACGGTCTGGGAGGAGGGGGGTCTGGTGACAGCCACCCCGGTGGCCGACGGCTACGAGCTCCACATCGGGGGGCCGCTTGAGGCAATCGTCGTCAAGGTCCCACGCTTCGAGATCATCTGCCGGGAAGGAGACGAACTCACCACCGTGTGGCGGGTGAACCGGCCGGTGCGCTCAGCCGAGCACCCCACCACCAAACCGGTGGAGCTCATCTGTCGGGCGCTCAAGTTGTCTTCCCGGCGAGGCGACGTGGTGCAGGACCTCTTCGGGGGTTCAGGGAGCACGCTTGTGGCCGCCGAGATGGAGGGCCGCCGAGCCCACCTCATGGAGCTCGACCCCGCCTACTGCGACGTCATCTGCCGGCGGTACGAGCGCTTCTCGGGCTCCCGGCCGCGTCTTGAGGCAGGCGGCCACGAGGTGAGCTTCCTTAAGGCCGCATGAGCCGCACCGCCTCGTGTCCTGAGTGCGGCTCACTCTTTGTTCCCGCCCGAACCGACCAGGTGTACTGCGGGAGGCCCTGTGCCCAGAAGGCCCAGCTTCGGGAACGGCAGGGTTCACCCTACCGGGCCTGGAAGCGAGCGGTGCTTGAGCGCGACGGGTGGCGCTGCCGCCTCTGCGGTGCGGAATCGGCCGAGCACTTCGGGCCGGGACTCGGCCGCGCCCGGGTCTTTGCCCACCACGTGGTGCCGCTCGCAGAGGCCCAGGAGCTCAAGCTTCTGCCCGAGAACGGCCTCTCGGTGTGTGAGCTCTGTCACGACATTCTGCATGGGCAGAGCCCAGGAACCGGCGGCTTCGGAGCCTCGAGCTGGGGAGCCCGCCTGAACCGTACCTACCGCCAAGCGAGATGAACCATGGCCCAAGCCGGACGCAAGGTCAAGCTCGAGCATCCAGAGACCAGGCGGCGGTTCCTGCAGGTACTCGCCCAGACCGGCCAAGACAAAGCCGCGTGCATGGCGGCCGGCATCAACCAGACCACGCTGTATCGCTACCTGAAGAGGGATCCCGCCTTCGCCGACGCCCGCCACCGGGCGCAGGAGGAGTTCTGGCGCCGGGATGATCCGGAGCTCGTGGCCCACTGCCGCGAAGCACTCATCCGGCTGCTTCAGGGTCCGGAGGAGGAGTGGACCACCATCGAGACTACCGTGCTCCCCTCCGGCGAGAAGGTGGAGAAGCGCTCGGTGAAGAGGGTGAAGCGGGGGCCGTCCATGACCGGGGTGGAGAAGGTGCTTCCTATGCTCTCCGGCCAGGCGGCAGGCACCGATCTGTCCCGGGTGAACCTGGAGATCTCCGGTCCGGGAGGAAGTCCGATCCAGCATGAGAACCTCTCCGACGAAGAGCTCTCCGCCGAGCTCATCCGACTGCTTGGTGGCACTGCCGCGGGAGCACAAGATGCTTCTTCTCCGGCGCTTGGCGAGCTACCAGCGGGCTTCGGGGAAGCTCCTGCCCTGGGCGCTGGCTCGGAGGGAGATTGACGGACGAGCCTTCTCGCTCGCCGGGCACGCCTATCTGCGGGGCATCTACGAGGACGAGGCCCCTTCCATGGTGGTCAGGAAGGCCGCGCAGATGGGAGCCAGCGAGTACGCAATAACCCGGTCACTTCACTTCGCCATCCACCGCGGGGGACGGACGATCTACTTCTTCCCCTCCGACAACGACGTGGGGGAGTTCTCAAGAGACCGCTTCGCGCCGGCGGTGGACGGCTCGCCGTATCTGAAAGCCCTCATCCGAGACACCGACACCGCGGGCTTGAAGCAGATCGGCCGGGGCTCCATCTACTTCCGCGGCACCCGCTCCCGCACCCGCATGAAGTCGGTGCCGGCGGACTTCCTGGTCTTCGATGAGCTGGATGAGATGGCGCCGGGGAACGTGGTGCTCGCGGAGAAACGCTTGGGGCACTCGGAGTGGGGGTGGGTGCTTAAGCTCTCCACGCCCTCTCTTCCCGAGTACGGGATCGACGCCGCTTTCTCAGAGAGTGACCAGCGCCACTGGCTGCTTCGCTGCCAGGCGTGCGGGAAGTGGTGGTGCCTCGAAGACGAGTTCGTGCGACACCACGGCTCAGGCTCCGACCCGCGCCAAGAGATCTGCTTCATCTCTGGGGAGCCCGGCCGGGAAGAGCTCGTGTGTTTGAGCTGCGGGCACAGGCTCGATCCGGAGCGAGGCGCCTGGGTGGCCAAGCACCCCAAGCGCCGGGTACGCGGCTACCAGCTCTCCAAGTTCTACGCGACGGTGGTGAGCGAGCAGGACCGGGAGCAGGGCCTCCACACCCGGCCGGCCGTGCTCTTGGCCGAGTGGCGGCAGACCCGGTTTCCGGAGGAATTCTGGAACTCTGAGGTAGGCCTCCCCTACCTCGCAGCAGAAGGGGGCTTAACCGAGGAGGATCTGCTTGCCATCGAGGGCGGCTTCTCCCAGCAGAATGCCGGGCGCTCTTGCGTCATGGGGGTCGATCAGGGCAACGGCCTGCATGTGGTGGTGAAGGAGCCTGCAGACGGTGGTCTGGTCCTTACGGTGCGCACCTACCACGAGCCCGTAACCGACGCCACCTTCAGCCACCTCGACCACCTCATGGAAGCCTTTGACGTACGGGCCTGCGTGATCGACGCGCTCCCCAACACCCACGCGGCCCGGGCCTTTGCCCGACGCTTCCGCGGCCGGGTGTGGCTCTGCTTCTACGCAAAGACCCAGAAGGGCCAGGCCGCCTGGGGAAGAGACCAGGAGCACTCGCCCACCGTGAACGTGAACCGCACCGAATCGCTCGACGCCTGGCGAGACGCCCACAAGCTCAAACGCCGGCGCATCCCCAAGGAAGACCCCGAAGTGAGGGAGTTCAGAAGCCAAATGACCAACGTGCTTCGCAAGGTAGAAGAGGAGCCGGAGACGGGGGAGAAGCGGGCCGTGTGGATCCGCCGCGGGCCGGACCACTTCGCCCACGCCGACAACTACGCCGAGATCGCGCTTGGCCGTCTTTCTGCAGGTGTCATCCGGGCGAGCGTGGTGGGGTAGGTCATGGGCACTGTGAAAGCCGACATCCTGGAAGTGCCCAAGAAGGCCGAAGGTTCCTCCAAGCAGCTCGATCTGGCCCGCTTCAACTACGACGAGCACAAGTGCGTCACCCCGCCCGTCGACCTGCAGCTTCTGGCCCAGCTCTACGACCGCAACGTGCCCCACAAGGCCTGCGTGGACGCCAAGGTGATAAACACCGTGGGCCTGGGTTGGGAGCTCGAGCCGGCCCCAGGAGAAGACGAGCACGACGACGCCCTCCGCGACCTGATGGAAGAGGTGGCGGCCTGGCTGGATGAGCTCGCCGAGCGCGACGAGGAGAAGGCTTTCTCCGATCTCCTGGAGGCGGTGCGCTTGGACGAGGAGGCGGTCGGCTTCGGCGCCCTGGAGATCTCGCGCAACGGCAGCGGCCGCATCGACGGCCTCTACCACGTCCACGCCTTCACGCTCAGGCGTCGCAAAGACCGCGACGGCTGGGTGCAGAAGGTGGACGGTGACTACCGCTACTTCCGCAACTACCGCTTGGCGGTGGAGGACACGGCCGATCCGGAGCGCTTCGCCGACTCAAACGAACTCCTCATCTTCGGACGGCCCTCGCCCTCAAGCCCCTTCTATCCCCTCCCCGACCACGTGCCCGCCATGGGTTCGATGGCAGGCGATGAGGCGGCCGAGCGGTATCAGCTGCAGTTCTTCACCAACAACGCCGTGCCCCGGCTCGCCATCGTCGTGGAGGGCGGAAAGCTTGACGCTGACACCAAGGAGTACCTGCTCACCTACCTGCAGGAGGGCATCCGGGGTGAGGCGCACAAGACGCTTCTTCTTGAGTCCTCGGCCGGTGACCAAGTGAAGATCCACCTGGAGAAGCTCACCGTGGGGGAGCGCGAAGACGCCGCCTTCATGGAGTACCGCCGCTTCAACGTGGGCCAGGTCCTCATGGCCCACCGGGTGAGCCCCTCCAAGGTCACCATTGTAGAGAACGCCAACCTGGCCAACTCCAAGGACCAGGACAAGACCTTCAAGGAGCAGGTGTGCAAACCTGCCCAGGAGCGCTGGGAACGGAAGATTCAGCGGCTGCTTGTCCACGAGCTCGGGCCCGATCTGCCTCTGCGCTTCTGTTTCCGGGAGATGGACTTAGCCGACGAGGAACAGATCGCCCGCACCCGCACCCACTACATGCCGGCGCTCACCAACAACGAGGTCCGCTCCATGATCGACGTGGGCCCCGCAGGCATCGACCAGGAGACGGGCGACATATCCGATCCGCTGCTTGAGGAGTGGGGCCGGGCACCGTTTGAGGCGCCGGCGCCCACGAGCGGGGTGAGCGGACTCTCCGAGGAGCTGATCGACAAGCGCCGCATCCGCCCCGAGCATGAGGCCTTTGTGCGCGAGGTGGCCCGCTTGGGGGTGCTTGTGCAGGAGATCCGGGAGGGGGCCGAGGCGGCGGGCGACCGTGAAGGCTACTGAGCTTGCCGCACTGGGGGTGGGGCTCTCGGGCCTCATCGAGAAAGCAGATGAGATCCGAGCCGAGGGGTGGCTTCTTGAAGGTCTCCCCCGTGGCTCAGGTCTTCCGCCGGTGCGCGTACTTGCCAAGGAGATGGCTCATCTGTCAGAGGAGCTCTCGGTGTTCTTCCGCCACCAGCTTGAACGCTATGCCACCTACATCCGCACCCACCCTCCCTACCAGAGCGTCGGGGACCTGGCGCTCAAAAGGCAAGCCGAGCCCTCCCCCGAGGCCCGCTTCACCTACGCGCTCTGGCTGGACGAGGTGGTCTTTCGCCGGGAGTGGTGGGACAAGGAGCATAGGCGCTTCCAGGTAGATGAGGAGGAGCTCACCGAGATCCTGGTGCGCCACCTGGAGGAAGCCCTCGGTACCGGAGCAGACGCGCAGGCGCGGGCTCTCGGTCTCCGCCGGCCGGGCTTTCGGGTGATGAGCCGCGCGCAGGGGCTTCGGCTGCTGGCCGAGCTTGATACGCAGGGAGAGCTTGCCCGGGCGCTACGGACAGGGACTGCACGAGGCAGGCGGGCGGTGGCCCTCTTTGACGGGGCCGGGCGACTCGTCGGTGCGGCTGCCCTTGCAGAGAGCAAGAAGGAAGTTCGGGTAATCGTGCTCGCTGCCCTTGAGGCCGAGCACTCTGGGGCAGAGCTTGCGCTTATCCGTGGACTTGCCGGCCGGGCCGCCGGTGCTGAGAAGAGCCTCACGCTACAGACGGCCGCTGCGCTTCGCGCCGGTATCGAGCTTCCCAGAGAGGCAGACGGCTTCCTCACCTTGAGCGCCGAAGGAGCGGCGGCCATCGCCGAGCGTATTCCTCTCGAGGCGCGCTTCTTGGGCGAAGCCTCCTTCGACCTCGGTGTCCGCGGCGCCGGTGACTGGCTGCGCGAGCACCGCATCAAGCGAGTGGTCGAGGAAGTGCAGGCGAGCACCCATCGCCGGCTGGTGGAGACGCTGGCCCAAGGGCTCGAGGAAGGTGAGTCGACAGCCGGCCTGGCCCGCCGAGTCATGGCAGAAGATGAGCGCTTCAGTCGCATCCGCGGCGAGCGGATCGCCCGCACGGAAGTACTCACCGCCAACCGCTTCGGAGGCCTCAAGCTGGCTCAGCAAGCCGGGGCAGAGGAGAAGGAGTGGCGTTCGCGCAACTCCCACCGCACCCGGCCCTGGCACCGCCGCGCCCACGGACAGAGGGTGCCGATCGGTGAGCCCTTCGTGGTCGCCAACCGCAAGGGCGAGCTGGAAGAACTCATGGTGCCGGGCGACTACTCGCGAGGGGCCTCGGCCGACAACACGATCAACTGCCGATGCAGCGTGAAATACCACCGCGCCGATGAGCAGGCGAGGAAGGGAGAGCAAGCACATGGCCACACGTGGCTCCTTTGAATGGCAGATCGAGCAGGTGCGGGCCGCCATCGCCCGTGCCCGGCCGGGTGAGGACCTCTACGTGGAGGAGACCCACTCCGACACAGTGGTGGTGCGCAACTGGGAAGAGAACCGTTTCTTCCGAGTGCCGTACGAGGTGGGAGAAGACGACCAGGTGACGCTGGGGGACTTCGCCGAGGTGGAGCAGGCCTGGTCAGAGGTTTCCAAGCAGATCCGCCTGCTCGTGCCGGTGGCAAAGGCAGAAGACCCACCCCGGCGCTTGACCTACGGGGTGGTACTCGAGCCGGACACGGTGGATCTGCAAGGCGACGTCATGAGCGCTCAGGATATCGAGCTTGCCGCGCATGCCTTCATGGAGGAGTCGCGAGCCGGCGGAGTCATGCACGAGGAACTCGTCCAGGGCGCATGCGTGGTGGAGAGCTACCTGGCCCCGGCCGACTTCGAGGTGGAGACGGCCGACGGAGCAGAACTTGTGCGCAAAGGCTCCTGGGTGCTTGCCATGCACTGGCCCGAAGACGTCTGGAAGCGCATAGCGGGCGGCGAGCTCACCGGCTACTCGGTGGGAGGCCAGGGCGTGCGCATTCCCCTGGAGGAGGACGAGGCATGAGTGAGATCAAGTGCTGCCGCCTCACCAAGCTCCGCGTGGAGGAGGTCTCCTCGGTGGACAAGGCGGCCAACGGCCGGAAGTTCCTCATTCTGAAACGGGCAGAGCCTCAGGCTCCCGATCCACCGGAGCCCGGCGGCATCTGTGCCTGGTTCCGCGAAGCCATACGGAAGGCGGCCGGACGCTCCGGTCCCACGAACGGAGGTAACGAGATGACCCCGGAAGAGATCAAGAAGGCAGTCAGCGAAGCGGCCGAAGAGGCGCTCGCTCCAATAATCGATCGCATCGAGAAGGTAGAGGAGTCGCTCTCTCATGCCTCCTCTCCTGAACCCGATCCCGACAACGAACCCGAAGACGAAGGCGAACCTGCTTCAGAGCCCGCGGGCGAGCCGGAGGCGATCGCCAAGCTCGTAGGCGAGGCAGTCGCCTCTCAGGTGGCACCCCTCGCCGAGCGCCTGGAGGCTCTTGAGAAGGCGGCCGGTTCCCGCCAGTCCGCCCTTCCTGCAGGTGCCCACGCCGTACAGAAGGCCGGCGGCCCCTTTTCCTGGCAGGGCTCGGGCCTCCTGCTCTGAGCCCCTCTTCTTGGTCCTTGCCCCCAAGGACCGACCGCTTGACCCAAAGACACCCCGCACTCCGCTTGAAAGGTAGGTGTACGCATGGATCCGCAAACCGCCGTGCGCAAATTCGTCACCGATGACGTGACCTACGGGATGCTCAGTCCCGAACAGTCCAGCCAGTTCCTGGTGCAGGCCTTCGACGTCCTGGAGTTCTCGCGCCTTCACCGCCGCGAGACCCGCTCGGCCAAGTCCGGCGAGATCGACAAGATCTCGGTGGGCGCTCGCCTGCTTCGGGCGAAAGCCGAAGGGCCTGCGGCCGACGACGGCTACCGGGTGGCCCCGGCCTTCGGCCACGTGCCCTACAACTGCGTGCGCGTGAAGCTGCCGTGGGAAGTCTCAGAAGAAGTCTTTCACGACAACATCGAGGGCCAGCCCCTCGAGGACAAGCTCATGGGTATGCTCACGACCCAGCTCGGCATCGACCTCGAGGACCTGCACTGGAACTCCGACACCGACACCGATCCCGGGCACGACGACTATGACTTCCTGTCGCTGAATGACGGCTGGTGGAAGCAGATCCTGGCCGGCGGGAACGTCGTCGACGCCGCCACCGTACCTGGCGGTGCCTACATCAGCAAGGCCCACTTCTTCGCGGCCAAGAAGGCCATGCCGGCCAAGTACCTCCGTACCGGCCGAGTGCGTTGGATCATGAACCCCACCACCCGCATCGCCTGGGTGGAGTCCGTGTCTGACCGGGCTACCGGTGCCGGCGACTTGGCGCTTCTTGGCGCCGAGGCAGTGGAGAAGCCCCTGGGTGTGCCCATCGTCGAGGTCCCTTCCCTGGCAGACGGCCAGGTGGTCTTGGCCGACCCCCTGAACTTCATCGCCGTGAACACCTGGGACATCCGCATCCGCAAGGCGGCCGAGGGCAAGAGCGCGGTCATGAACGACATGCGCTACTACAGCATCTACCTGGACGACGACCCCATCATCGAAGAGGTCGGGGCCACGGTGGCCATCGAGAACATGCTGATCGAGCCGGCTGAGTAGTCCCTCCCCGAAGACGACGGACAGGGGCCGGCCTCTCCGGCCCCTCGACTCCCCGGAAGGCGGAAGGAGCCCCATGTCCAAACAGACGAAGAACACATCCGAGGAGCCCTTGCCCTCGGCTGAGAAGGAGAAGCAGGCAGCCGACGATCAGGCCGCAAGCAAGGAGGCCACTGAAGAGGCCGTTTCGGGAGAGGTGGCCCCGGCCGAGACGAGCTACCTGGTGCTGAAAGGACCGGCGAGCTTCGGGCCCATCATCGTGAGCGGCCGGGCCGTTCGGGCCAAGCGCGGCGTACCCATCGTGGTCTCGGATCCCGATGAGCGCCTGGCCATTCTCGGTACCGGCCGCTTCGTGGCTGCCAAGAGCACGCCTCCCCCTCGGACACCCGGCGGACCCGTCACCATGGCAAGTCTGCCTCCCGGTGCCCGGCGAGGCGGCCCCAAGCGATAGGAGAAGAGAGAGATGCCCCTTGCATTACTCACGACGGGCGAACTCGGCACTCCCGAGTCCACCGCCAAACTGAATGCGGCCATTGAAGCCGTGAACGAAGGCGGCTTGGGGAGCGAACTTGCCGGCCGCGTCGAGGATCTGGAAACCGTCGTCGGCGATGAGACCGCAGGCCTCGTCAAGAACCTAGCCGACCTCGACGCCGGCAAGTACGAGAAGCCTGCGGAAGGCATTCCGGGGACCGACTTGGCAGTAGACGCGCAGTCTTCCCTGGCTAGAGCAGACACGGCCCTCCAGGGGAGCGCGGCTGTCACTGCGCTTCGCACAGGGCGGGTGGCCCTAAATGGAGCCAACCCGACGCCGGTAGCCTTCCAAGGGGACGGCCGCGCGGAGCTTACCGGAACAGAAGAGGGACCCTTCGCCCTCGATGACGGTCTCACTCTCGTTGTGAACCCAGACGCAGCTGGGGATGACACGGTGACTTTCGAGGCCGCCGCTGGAACAAGCGTCTCAGGCGCCGGTGCCAGCGAGGACATCTCGGCAGAAACCGACAACAAGCTCATGGTCTCCGTCGACGGAAATGCACCGCAGGAGATTGAGCTGACCCTGGCCGGTCTGAATTCGGGTGCTGCCATCGCCGCGGCCATCCAGGGCGCCATCCAGGCTCTGGGCGGAGCATTTGCTGCGGTGACCTGCGCCTTCGCCGGTACTCAGTACACCGTGACCAGCGGAACCAAAGGCACCGGCTCGGCCGTGGAAATCTCCAACGCTCCCGCCGGCTCCATCGCAGAGGAGCTCAAGCTCGGTACAGTCAACGGCGGCACAGAGACGCCAGGCACAGGCGACGCGGCCAACATCGGGGCGGCCACCGCAGAGGAAGTGGCGGCCGCCATCACCACCAAGGCAACCCTCTGGGCGGCAGAGGCCGCCGGAAACCTCGTACGGATCTACTCCTCCACCACCGGCTCGCCTTCCTCGCTGGTAGTGAACGCCGCCTCCACCGCCGACCTTGTACTCGGCATCACCGGGAGTGCCTACGGCCCCACCGGCCTCGGTTATGAATCCGACATGGCCGATGCAGACTACGTGGTCATGGCGGTGCTCGAAGGTGTGGCGGCCGCCTCCCTGGCCGGGAAGACGCTTTCTGTGACCAGCAAGACCACGACCGGATTCAATGTGGAGTGCGAAACCACAAGCGCCACCGATGTGGTGGCACTTCTTGTGGCCGGATTGTCTGCCTCAAGCTGACATGGCGATCGACCTTGATCAACTGAAGGCCCGCTCGGCTCTGGCGGAGATCCAAGGACTCACCGCCGACTCCCTGGCACTCCTCGAGGATGAGGCCCGCGAGCTTCTTGAGGGAGAACTCGGCCGACGCCTGACTCTCGATGTAGAGGATGTGGCCGTCACCGTCCGCGGTGATGGCCTCTCCCTTCTTCGTCTGCCTGAGCACTGCGCCCAGATGAGCTCAGTCGTCTCGGCCGGCCTGGGCGACGTCACCCAGAGTTGTCGGCTTGTCGGTGGCGGCTGGCTTGTCGAGGCCACCGGGAGCTTGAGTCCGGACGGCATCTTCACCTATCCGGCGAGGCACTTCGGTGCCGGCGTGCCCGTGACTGTCACGGGACGCTTTGGCCTGGAGCCCGAAGGTCGGCTGCTTCGGGTGCTCATGGATGTGGTGGAGGCGCTTGCCGTACGCCGCTTGGATCTCGTCTCCCGCCGCGATCAGCTCTCTCCCTGGGGGAGCGTGCGCGACGGATCGCTTTCTGCCGACAGGGACTCCCAGCACCGGGCAGCCACCCTGGAGAACCTCCTCCCCTACGATCTCCGCGCGCGTCTGCGCGGCTACCATCGGCCCTCGATCGCAGCGCTTATCTGACGTGTTCGATCTTCTGGTAGACATCTACCGACGCACGGAGACGACCGTGAACGCCGAGCCGCAAAGCACGTTCGCCCCGGCGACCGTGGGCGTACCTGCTCAGTTCCTCTCTCTGTCCGGTAGGGAGCGACTCTTAGCCGCGGGCGCCGGGGTTCCTCTTGCCGCCAAGCTGGCCGCGGCCCTGCCGCTCGAGGTGGCCGAGGGCGATGAGGTGCGGAACGTGCGCATGCGCGAAGGAGAAGCTCTTGTCGAGGGCCCGCCGGCTTGGCGGGTGCTCTTTGTCGCTTCCGGCCGGCGGCGCCGACATCTGGAGCTCGATCTGGAAGGGCTTCGCTGATGGCTCTGGACAACCGCGGGGCACTCGACATCGGCCTCACCCTTGAGCTTGACGCCCAGTCGATGCTCACGTCCCTTGAGCTCTTCCGGCAGCTGCTCGCAGCAGAGCTTGGGGAGGCGGCACGGGATATCGGCCCCATGGTCCAGGAACGCATCAAGGCCCGCATCGAAGAAGACGACATCGTAAACGAGGGCCACCTATTGAATTCGATCACCTACGCGACCGAGCTCGCCGAATCGGTGCTGCGGGTGCTGGTCGGCACCAACGTGCCCTACGCCGTCTATCAGGAGTACGGCACCGTACCCCACTTCGTGCCCTTCGGGGATATCCCGAGCGGCGGAGACGGCAAGTCACTCTACAACCAGGCCAAGCACGAGTGGGGCTGGGTGGATCCGCCCGGACGCACAGCGTATGAGAAGGATGACCGCGGCCGCGTGTGGCTCTGTCCAGAACCCGACGCCAAGCCCACCTGGGGCGTCTTTGTCTCCGGCCGGGCCCAGCCCTTCGTCTTTCCCGGCTGGCAGGAATCGGTGGAGCTGATCGAGGCCAGGTTGCGCCTGGCCTGCTCCAAGGCGGCTGAGCGCCTGAGGGGAGACTCACCATGAGCCTCGTTCGTTGGCCCCACGGCCATCTGGCCCACGCGCTCGCCGTGCAGCTTGCGGGCGGCACCGACGCAGGAGGGCGCATCTACACCGATCTCCCGCGTACGAGGACCTACCCGCTTCTTGTGGTACAGGAGGCCGGCCTCGGCACTCTGGGCACAGACTCAGCCATCCAAGCCGACGAGCTTCGCCTGCAGATTGACGCCTGGGCCTCGACGAGGCAAGGGGCACAGAGCATTGCTGCCCAGGTGTTTCGCCTGCTTGACGCCCGCTTTCCCGAGGCCCTTGCCAACCAGACCCTGACTGTAGCCGATGAGGCCGTGCCCGGCCGCATCTACGAGTGCTCAATCGAGCGTATCCGCCGAAGCGGAGGCGGCACACCGTACTTCGATGAGATCGCGCGCGTGTATCGGGCCACGGCCTTCTACCACGTGAAGGTGAACCTCTGATGCCTGACATCTCGCTCACGGACGGTGCCACCACCGTCACCGTAAGAGAAGCCCAGGACCGCCGGCCGCGGGCAGACCAGCCCCTTGAGACCATGATCGACCTGGAGACCGGCCGGCCCGTCGTGTACAAGTCCGTGCGCACACTCGAGGCGCTCGAGCTCTCGGGCAGGCTGCAAGCCAAGGAGGAGGCCGAGCGTCTCGAGGCCTGGTGCACGCTTGAGTGCGAGCTTTGCCTTATCGCCCGTGATGGCGAGGAGAGCTTCGGCTGGCGCCTCTCTACCGACCCCCGCCCCCGCATCCGTCGAAAAGACGGTGACAGCCTGGACTGGCTGGCGGACTTCAAACTCTGGAGGCTCTAGGTGACCGCAGCGACGCTCAAGGCAACCCCCGCCAATATGCCGACAATCGAGATAGGCGGCATCTCCTACCCCGTGTTCTTTAGCATCCTCGCCCAGGAGAAGTGGGCAGAGCACGTGGACCGCCCCATCGAGGAGGTGCTGTCAGAAGGCTGGGACGCGGCCGAGCTCTCGGCCCAAGACTTCCGCGCACTTCTTCTCATTGCGCTTGAGAGCGGTGAGCACCGCCGCCATGCCCTGGACGGTGGCGGCCACTGCGTGATCTCCGGAGAACTCGCTGATCAGGCGCTTGAGCTCTACCACCGCTTCGAGCTTGGTGCGCTTCTGGCCTACGCGTGGATGCTGGCCCTCGGAGGAGCGGCCGAGCCGGACCCTCCGAAGACGGCGGCCGAGCCCCAAGCTGGGGAGAGCTTCAGCGAGTAGCGTCGCGCTTCGGCTACCGCCTGCCTGATCTCGCCTGGCTCTGTCTGGGGGACCTGGACGCGCTTCTTGCTCCCGATACGAAGAGTCGGCCCACGGAAGCCCCTGCCAACCACGAGATGTGCTTCACCCTCTAGGAGATCGCCGTGCCCGAGAACGCAGCCTTCCAACTCTATGGCGGTCTCACCGTCGACTTGAGCGAGCTCGAGAGCCTGGCTCCCGAAGTCAAACGTGCGCTTGGGCGGGTGAACGTCCAGGAGGGCCGCATCCGAGTATCTGCCCGCACCGATGCCGCCCGCGCCGACCTGAGGCGCACCGAGCGGCAGGTGGAGGCACTCGACCGCCGGGTGGCCCGCCCTCGGGTGGATGTGGACACTGACCACGCCTACCGGGGCATCGAGGCTCTGCAGGATCGCATGCGGCGCCTGGGCCGCGAGCGGGTGAGTGTGGGTGGTGCGGGAAGCATGGCCGCCGGCACCGGGGCGGCAGCCGCCTTTGGAGGAATGGGGAGCATGGCCGGGCTCATTACCGGGGCGCTTGGGGCCTTCAGTGCCCGGGCCGTCTTGGGGGCCACGGTCACCCCGGCCGCCCAGCGCCGACGCATGGCCGCCACCATGGAACGCATGTACGGGCCAGAAGGCGCCCAGGGGTTTATCACCCAGGCCAAGGCACTCCAGGAACAGACCGGCTTCTTGGCCGAGGACTTCATGCGGGCGGCGGTGGCCGGCAGATCGCTGTCTGCCAATTATGGCCTCCAAGAGCAGGAGGTGGCCAAGCTGATCGCCATCTCAGCCGACTTCGCGGCCACCTCGCCGTATGAAGACATAAAGAGCGTGACCGACGCCTTCCTGCGCTTGGAGGCGGCGGCCCGGGGTGAGGCGGAGAGCTCCGAACGTCTGGGGCTTACTCTGAACGACACCTACATGAAGAACATGGCCTTCAACGGTGCCCTGCAGGGCACCTGGGAGAAGTTGGACGACGCCACCAAGGCAAGCTACCGCTTCCGAGAGGCCATCCGCCAGGCGGCGGCAATCGAAGGGGCGGCGTCTGACGAGACGGACAAGTTCGGACGGAATCTCCGCCAGGCCAAGGCCGACATCGCCGAGGCTGCCGCCAGTATCGGAGATAAGCTCCTGCCCGTAATCGCTGAGCTTCTCGGTCTGGTGGCCAAGATCCCCACTCCGGTGTGGGAGGCGGGCATGGCGGCGGCGGGCGTCGGCGCTGCGGTGATAGGCGGTAAGGCGGTGGCGTCGGTCGGGCGTTCCCTCTTTGGCACGGTGGCGGCTGAGGCCACAGGAGAGGTGGCAGGCCAGGGGCTTGCCGGCCTCGGACGGCGCGTCTTCAGGCGCAAGGGCGCCAAGGCCATGGAGACCGTAGGCCGAGAGATCGTCGAGGAGGCGGCTGAGGCTACCACCCACGGGGCCACGCGCACGGTGATCAAGGGAGCGGGCGCCAAGTACGCTCTCGGCGGAGCAGTCCCCAAGGCCGCGACCTGGGCTGCGAGCTCAGCCCCAGCACTGGCTGGAGGCAAGGCTGCCTTGGGCCTTGGAGGCTCCCTTCTCACCGCAGGCGCCCTGGCGGCCCCCGTCGTTGCGACCGGCGGCATGCTGATGTGGGCTGCAGCCAAGAAGATGGAGGGCGACCGGCGCCTCGCCGAGTCCCGGGAGGAGACCAAGCTCCTTGAGCGCCGGGCCATGGATCAGGTAAAGCACGGCGTCGACTATGGCGTCTACTTAGACGAGGAGGGGCTTCTTCGCCAGGGTACCCCTCTCGGGCAGGATCAAGGCGCCATGGAAGCAGTGTGGGGCGAGAAAGAAGGCCCCGAAGGCCAGAAGGTGCGCTACATCAAAGGCTACCGCCGCTCCCAGTCAGTGAACCTCTTCTCGCGGCCCATAGGAGACATCAACATGCGGGCGGCCGACACGAGCTGGCTTGCAGATCTCCGCGCCGCCCAAGTCTCCAACTGGGAGGCGCAAAGAAGCCAGGAAGGGTTCTCGGTCGGGCCGCTTGCCGCACCCGCACAAGAACAGGTGGCGGTCAACACCAACATCACCCTCGTCGATCGCACCCAGGGCGGCTTGAGTGTCCAAGACGCCCAGAGCTACTCACCAAGCAACCAGTAGGAGGGGACCATGCCGGAACAGCGGCTTCTCTCTCAGGCAGAGTACATCGAGCTCACTGACCACTACGCCCAAGGCATCGCGCTCCTGCTCACCGCCAAGGGGAGCGAGGATTCCCCCGGGACGGCCGCCTACCACGCCGCAGAGGCCCGGGCAGCCATCGTGGCTCTCGCAGAGCCTGATGAGGCGATTCTCACTGCCGACTTCATCGACGCCACCATCAACACCGTGACCCGCATAGAACGGGAGGCGGAGGTGGCCTCGCTCTTTGCCGAGTTCAACTCGGCCGTCATCCGCCATCTGGACCAGGACCTAAACGACTGGCTGAGCTCCGGTGGCCTCCGCGTCTCGCACTGGTGGAGGCGAGGCGGCAACACCATAATCGAGGCCGCCAATGTGTTCCCCCCGGTCACGGTTCTTGGCTCGTTCGCCGTCTCGGGCGCCGGTGAGGGCACCTTCACCGAAGGGGCCGAGATAGATACCACGAGGTACGGGGGCGCCCAGGTCGCCCTGGAGGTCCTCGAGCAGGCCACCGGAGTGGCGGCCATCGATGTGTCCTGCACCTGCCGGACCGCGGCCGGCGGTACCGTGACCCGGACCGGCCAGATACCGGGAGAGAGCGCAGCAGGAACCACGGTCGAGCTCGGCACCGCAGCCGACCGCATCGTTGAGGTGACCGCCATCGAGATTACCGGTGGCACCGCGGGTGACGCCTTCTGCGTTGAGACCCTGGAGGATGAGAGGCTGTAGGTGAAGCTCTGCTTTGTCGTCGGCCATGAAGACACCCCGGAGGCCTACTGGCGGGTACTTCTACCGGCCCGGCACTTCCGGGCGCCGGCTCTTGTAGTCGATGTGCCCGAGACACGTACACTCGCTCTCTCAGCCGAGGTCCTGTGGCTCTATCAGCCCACGGGTTTTGCCGCCGCCGAGCTTGCCGAGAAGGCGGCGGCCCGCGGACGCCACGTGATTGTGGACATGGCCGAGAACCCCTGGCTCCGTGGTGAATGCCGCACGCTCCCCTACCGGCAGGCGCGCCTGGATGCCTTGGAGCGGGCGCTCGCGGTGGCCGACACTGTGGTGGTCTCGGTCCCTGGTCTTCTTCCCGCCTTTGCTGGGACGGCCCGCACCGTCGCCCTCCCTGCGGTGCTTCCCCTGAGTGCTCAGTGGATGCCGGCAGAGCCGGACGTGCCGCCCATCATCTCCTGGTGGAGCGACGGCCGACAGAGGGCCGGCTTCGAAGAGGTGGCGCCTGCTGTAGTTGCAGTGCTCGAGCACACGGGCTGCCGCCACCACCACCTCCAGTTCGCCCACTTGCGGCCGCTCTTTGCCCACATCACAGATGACGAGACCCACCAGGGCTGGGCCCGGCGCTTTCACGTGTACTTGGAGGGCGAACTCCCGCCGGAGGGGAACCTGGCCATGCTTCGAGACGCCATGCGGCCAAGCGCAGTGGCGATTGAGTGCTACCCAGAAGGCGAGTACCGAGAGACGGTGAGCGACGTACCGCTTCTTCGCGCAGCGGCCTTGGGCATCCCTACCTTAACCACCCGCGAACACGCACCTCCCGGCTGTCTCTCTGCGCCCCCAGATGCCTGGGAAGATGCACTCTTTGAGATCCTGCGCGAGCCCGGTCCCCGCCGGGCTCTTTCTGTGGAGGCCCTCCGGTTCGCTAAGAGCCGTGCCTCCTTTGCCCCATACGACAAGCTGATCGAGGAGGTCTTGCCATGACCGTCCACACCCACGAAATCGAGAAGACGGCCGAAGCCGATTTTGAAGAGCTGCCCGACATCAGCGGCAGTTGGATCCGCTACGCGGGCAAAGCCAAGTGCGGCATCACTGTGGGCCAGCGCCGCAACGACGAGCCGACCCTGGAGGCCGGCGTCGACACCACCGTAGGCGGCAGGAGCGGCCTGCTCATCCGGGCTACCGCCCGGCTGCTCGCCAACCTGCAGCTCGATGGCGCCTTGGTGTGGGAAGCTCGCTATGATCTACGCACCGCGGGGGACTCGGTCTAGGCCGTGACCCAGACCTTCTCCAAGAACCTCTCAGGAGCCAACTGCCAGCTGGGGGGCCAGGCCATCATCTCACTCTCTGTGAGTGAGGATGTGGAGGCCGACTACGCCACAGCCTCGGCCCTCTGCTTGGCCCCCTCTGGCCCCCACGGCAAGGGAGCGGTGGTGACCTCCGTGGAGGGTGGTGTCTCGACGGGCCAGTGGGAGGTAGACGATCCCGTGCGCCTGCGGAGCGGAGACCGTACCTGGCGGAGGCGAGCAGGCGAGGGACACTACAGGCACCTGCCGCTCGTCCACTACAAGCTCCGCCGCCGCGGCTACAACCGCTGCCGAAGCACCTTGTCCGCGTCCAACATCGGGCAAGACCACTTCCCGCCCAAGTTCTGCACGCTGGGCCGCTTCGCGGAGATCACCAACGAGCTGCTCGCCAAGCGCTTGGCCGGGGAGATCCACTCGGCCGAGCTTGAGCGCATACGGCGCTCCTGGCACCCCGTGTACAACGCAGGCGACATCATCTCCACCATGTGCTCCTGGGTGGGGCAGCCGGTGGCGTTCTGGTGCTCTCTTTCCGGCCCCTGTGCGCCCGAGTACCAGCCCATCGGCAAACCCCTGATCGCCGCCTGCAAGGAGGTGGCCGCCTGGTCGGGCGCCTCCTTGTACCTGGACCGGACAGGCACGCTCATCGTCTACGACTTCGCCCACCAGTACGGGCGGGCGGGCGGAGGCGTGCCCATGCCTCGGGCCGTGCTCGCAGAAGAGCTCCACGACGGCCTCTACGGAACCAACGTGGTCACCGTGGTGGGCTGGGGCTACACCGGCCCCTACGTGTACCCGTCAAGCCTGTTTGCCACCCGGGAGCGAAAGACGGCGGCGGTGGAGTGGAGCGAGGGCTTGAGCCGGGCGCAGGGAGAACGGGCCGTTGAGGAGCGCATCGAGATACGTGAGTACCCCATCACCCCCACACTGGCCCAGAAGATCGCCCGCGAGCGCTTAACCCGCATCGCTCTTTCCGCGGGCGCCGGCAGCTGGCGGGGACCGGCCGAGGGCTCGGAGAGTTACTCACCCCTCACCCACCGGGTCTTTGCCGTCGACCGCACGCTCGAGTGGGACGGGAGCAAGTACAAGTACGAGATCGAGCTCACCGGCCCGCGGAGCTCGCTTAGCTGGGGCGGGTCTGTCTCTTCGGAAGGTTGGTGGTGGTAATGCCGACGATGCCCTCACACGTGGAGATGGAGGAGCTCGGTGGCCGGGTGGTACACACTCGCACCAAGAGCCTGCACGAAGCCCTTCTGGGCCAAGAGCGCGCCGGCCGCCTCATGCGGGACGCCCAGGTGAAAGACAACTGCACCCTCTACTTTGAGATCCCGGCGGTGTTTGAGGGAGACGCCGCCGCCCAAGGCGTCTTTGTCTCGGACTGGATTGAGTTCGGCAGCCTGAACTACGTGCGAAAGCCTATGTTCACGACGGGATCAGAACGGCAGGCTCAAGAGGGCGAGACTCCGGAGCTGAACGCAGAGGCCACCAACTTCGACCCCTCCCGGCACTTCACCATGCCCTGTGCGGCCATGGTGCTGCGATATCGCACCGATGAGAAGGGCTTCTACCGGGCGGCAAAGGTGCTCTGCTTTGCGCTGGGGGCCGTGCCCGAGGGCTATCGGGCTCTCGTGCACGGCGTGTTTACGGGGCCCGCGATAAGGAAGGGATGACATGCCCGAGAACCGCACCGACCGCACCGACTACCTCGGGCTTCTGGCCCTCATGGCTTCCGCCGAGGGCGGCGGCCCCTCAGCCGACGCCCAGGGCTGGGGCATGCCCTACTGGAACCAGGTGCAGCTCGACGCGGCCATCGCCGCCCTCTACGACGCCCCCCGGGACGGCACAGTCCTTCTGACCGCCCCGGCGTCTGCTCCCAGCTACGATGTGACCAACGCCGGCCAGCTGCCCGCAGGCCGCGTGTACGACATCTGCCAGACCTTCGTCGATGAGTACGGCCGGGAAACGGGCGCCGGGGTCGCAGCCGAAGTGGATCTCGGAGATCCCCTCGAGGACCCGAGTGCGGCGGCCACCGTCACCGGCTTGACCGAAGTGGCGGCCGGGGCCGGCTTCGACGGCGGGCTGCTCGAGGTCTGGTATGCCTGGATCGATGATGCCGCCGGGGAGACGCTCCCTAGCCCCGCGGTGGTAACCGACGTGCCCTACCGGGCCGGTGGCCTGCAGACCGAGGTTGCCATTCAGCTGCCCTGCACACCTGACAGCGTAGGGGCGGCCGGCGCCAACGTCTACGTGCGCCACCGGGGCGGGAACGTGGTCTTGGCCTACGTGCTGACCGACGAGCTCGAAGACGAGGTCGCGCTCGACGCAAGCTGGGTGTCCTGCTTCCAGGGGCTGCCCTTAGCGAACACCACCTACGCGCAGAAGGCTATCGCGATCACCGGCATTGCAGCCCCCGAGACCGCCGCGCGTACCCGCTTCTACCTGCGCCCCTCGGGGGAGGAGTGGACCGCGGGCGACCGCCGCCTCCATGTCGGCGGGGTGGACGAGTGGGACCCGGACACGGTGGTCTACCCACTCACCTTCACCGGGGCCTCGGGGCAACTCGCCCCCGGCTACCCGCCCACCACGAGCCAGGTGAAGCCCATCCGGCCGGTGGATCTCTCTCTGGCCGAGGCCATGGGTACGCTCCCGGCCGCCAACCTGCCCGATGAGGTCGTGCTCGAGACCGAACTCGTCAAGTCAACCGGGGAGGGCGTGCTCACCGGGCTTGCGGTCGCAGCCCACACGCCCGCCGACTTGGGTGTGCAGGTGGGAACTGGAGAAGCCCTAAACACGGCTGGCCGCCACGTATTCGCCGAAGCCACCGACCTGGTGATCCCGGCGGCGGACGTAATCCACCCCCGCATCGACCTCATCTGCCTGGCTGATGACGGCACCCTCGAGGGGCCCACCGAGAACGCGAATCTGAAAGGTTCCCCGGCGGCAGAGCCCCTGGCGCCTTCGACTCCGGTTGGCTACATCAAGCTGGCCGAGGTCACGGTTGACGCGGAGGAGACGGAGATA